TCTACTAATTCTTTACTAAAATCACTAAATGCATCTGGATTTAAAGCTTTATTACCTTCTAATAATTGGAAATTGTCTATAACTTTATCTAGACTAGCACTTGCTACAGCTTCTGATAAATGTCCTATACTTTCTATTTCATCCTCTAGTAAACCTCTTCTAGCTACTTCTCCCATTTTTTGTAATTCTTGGTTTAGAGTTTCTAAAGAGTTTGTAGCTTCGTCTATTCTTTTATTAAAGTCATCAACATCGCCTTGGTCAGGGCCAAAGAACTTATCATAAGCTGCTTTACCTGCTTGAAATAGTAAGATTGCGATACCTATATAAGATAGAAAACTCATTATACCTGTTAAAGCCATCGTTACAGTTCTTGTTGCTGTAGCCATCACACCCATAGCTCTTTGCCAGTGTACTTGCATCTGAGTAGTTCTTGTCATTACACCGTTTTTTATACCTTCCCAACTTAATATAATTTTTTGTTGAGCAACACTTGTTTTACCTTGCATATCTGTAAGCATTGCAGTATACTTTGCTTTCATTTGTTCAGTCATTCCAGAAAATGCGCCTACACCTTTAGTTACTTGTGCTTTAATTGCACCTATTTGTCTGTTTGTTAGAGCGTCTCCCTTTCTTAATGCTTCTCCACTTACACCACCTACTTTATTTACATCGAATCCGTCTTTGCTCATTCTTTTTGTAAATTTTTCTTGAGCGATAGGAGTTCCAGCTAGTTTTTGTCTTGCTGCTTGTAATGATTCTGTTTTTGCTCTTAATCGGTTTAATTGCTCTTCATGTGCTTCTGTTTGTTTAGCTTGTGTTATCAATAAGTCTTGGTGGGAAGGAATCACAGAAGATATAATTGTAGTAGCAAAAAGACCCATTGCAATGGCTGCTGCTGTAATATTGTTAGTAAAGAAGTCCGCCACTGGTTCTACCATTGCTGATATAAATGGTCTTATACTATCGATAGTTTTCTCAAAAGCAACTCCTAACTGTGCAATAGAGTTAGCTTGTGGTTCCATAATAGCATTAATCTTGCCAAACTTTCTTTCTGCTTGGTCAAGTACTTCGTTTACTACTGCTTGTGATTTTTGATAAATAGACAACTGATTCTTATTTAACTCGAGAGACGCTGCATATTTTGTCGTTGCCTCTTCTAGTCTTAATACGATACCGAGTTCGTCTAATAGTTCTGGTTCCGCTTTTGTAACACCTCTTACTAACCTGTTAAATGAGTCAGTAACATCTCTACCAAGTGCCATTGACACAGTAAATGCGGCCTCTGATAGTTCTGTAAGCTGTCCTGCGGATAATCCTGCAGCTCTACCAATCGCACCTGCTTGTGCCGCATCTCTGAAGTTAATCATATTTCTAGTAGCTGCTTGTAAGTCATGCGCTAAAGATTTATAGGCAACACCAGTCGCAGCAGCAAATGCCAACTGTCCTTGGGTTAATACTCTATAATCTGCGGATGATTTCAGGAATCTGAATAATGCGTCTACTGCGAAGAGGTTAGCTGCTAACGTTGCGTAAGCAGGAACTAGTCCTCCTGTAATACCTTGTGATAATTTTGAAAAGTTTTTAGAAGCACCTGAAGAAGCATTAGCTGCTCCTTTTAATGAACGGTCAGCACTGTGAGCTGATTGTCCAACTTTTTTAACAGATTGTGCTGCTCTTTTGGAGTTTTTTTCAACCAGTTTAAGACTACCGTTATCAGTAATCTCAAATGTAATAGTTGCTCCTTTTACTTTCTTTCCTGCCATTATTTAACCTTTACTTTTAGCTTTTCTTTCAGCTGCTTTTTGTCTTTCGGACACTTGTTTATTTAATCTATTTGAATATCTATCTTCTATAGCTTTAAAAAAGTAAAGTACGGTTTTTTTATCTTCAATATCTAAAATATCTAGTACAGTACCTAGAGCGGCCTGGTCTTTACCCATGTAATAACCTGATGTTCCGTCCCAAGTATCATGTAAATAGCTATGTACTAAAAATGCCTGCTGAACTTCCAATGGATAATCGGAATATTCGGGAGGCATCTTTTCAGGGTCAGGCTCGTCGCCTAACTGTTCACACACTGCTAGATATTTGTCTATATCAAGAAATTTGTCGGAGTACTGTTTATCAAGTAGGTCGAATATTTTTTCTACTTGACTTTGGTAAAATTTTCCAGTTCTCCTACTGTTTCTGAAACCCAGTTATCAAAATCTCCTGCGTTCTTCATAAGAAGTTCCGCATTTTCATTTGTCCATTCAAGTTCGTCTTCAGGGTCTACTCCACTCGTATCTACTAATAGAAGCTCTTCTAAGTATTTATACTTTAAGCCTTTCCAGCCTTTAATAATTGCTTTGCAGTATTCTGTTAAGAATTTGTCATTATCAAGCTGTTCTTCGTATGCCCTAGTTTTCTTATTTAAAACTTGTGTTACACTTCTGTTTCTTAGTTTTAGTAACTCTTCTCTTGCAAGATAAGTTAATTGAACTCTAAATCCTTTTAATCCTGGAAAGTCTATAGTAACAGTCTTACTTGGAGTTAATAAACTCTTAAGTGATACTGGTTGTTTTTGTTCTGTCATTCTTTTTCCTATAAAGTGGAGGGCCGAAGCCCTCCGAGTTTGTTTTTATTATGAAGCTGCGTATAATACGTCAATTTCATTCGTTGCGTTACTTGCAGTTGATGATGATAAGTCAGTAGCTAAACCGTGGAAAGCCACGTCTACTGATACTACGTCTTCAAAACTGTGAGTAGGCAATTCGAGATGTGCTTTTGCAATATGAACATTACAGTGGTTTGAAGAGCTTGAGCCCCCAATACTGAATTTCAAGTCAAATGCATTAGTTATTACACCTCTAGACTCTTGTAGTCTTTCAAATAAATCTAATGATCCATTTGCTGTGTCATTTAAGTAACAGGTAAAGTTACCTGATACTGACCTTGTTCCCATTACATGTCCTAATGGTAGATTCACTGTACCTAATGTTTCTGGTGTTAAGTAACTTAGATTATTTTCAATCGTAATATTACCGCCTGTTAAAGTTACACCATATGTTGTATCAGTGGTTCCATCTCCAGCAGCGTCTAATGCGCTTCCGGATACACTACCTGTAGCAGTTGAAATATCAAAGCTCATAGCTAAGTCGGTTAACTTTTGTCTAATAAAGTTAGAAGTAGAAGTTACTCCCTCATCAATTAGTCCGAGAGCGTAACCATAAGTTTCTGCTGAATTATCTACTGCGCCTGAAGTTGCAGTGCTTAATGATACTACTTCATTAACTTGCTTACCTTGACCTGACCATGCAATTTGTGCTATACCTTCAATATCAAAATCAATTGAAGCAGAACCAACTGAACAATCAGCTACTCTATATACTGTTACACCATCCGTACCTGTTGCATACGAAGTTGTGTCTGTATCTTGTGATGCTCCTAGAACAAAGAATAAGTCAAATGTTCCAAGTGTCACTTGGTTAGAGTTTGCAAAATTAAAATGCTTTGGCTCGTAAGTTGCTGCATTATTTGCAAAATCTCCTGTACCACTACTTCCAATTGATCTGTCATACGTATTTGCTGACATAGCTGCCCATAAAGGGCCCTCTACTGCAAATACATCTCCGTTTCCACCATGTTGTTTACTGGCGGCTGCATCAGCACTTCCAGACACGGTAGGTCTCATGTAAGTAGAAAAACTCCATTCAGCTGGTGCAAAAGAATCGGTAAACATTGCTCTACCTCTCTTACTATAGCCTGTTGAGTTTGCGGCTTCACTTAATGTGATTTCCGAAGTATTTGTTCCTTGATTGAAAGAAAAACCATCTAATACAGGTATCTCATAAAGAGCTGTATTGGCCGTTGTTCCATCCAAACTAAAGTTCATAAATACTTTGGTATCTCTACTAAAGAAAAATGCCATTCTTTTCTCCTATTTAATATCGAATCTCTATGGTGATTTCTCCTACACCAAGAGGTTCGAGTACTCCTTCATCTGTATCTACAGTAACAATTGTTGTTTGTACTGTAGACTGAGATGTTCCTGTCGAATCATAGTACGTCAAGGGATCTTTATCCTCTAGTACTGTTTCAACATCTTCTAGTAACTCTTCGAGTGCTTCAATGACATCATTGTCGTCTGAAACATAACATCGAACTGTTACTGATAAAAATCTAAATCTAAACCCACCACCATCGTATTCGCGAGTCTCTGCTCCTGCTCCTATATGTATAGTAGGAAATTCTGTTACTTCATCCCAAAACTTTAGTCTTCTTTCTACGTTTGAGACTGCTGTTCTAAAGGGAGCTCCCCCATTTATCTGTTCTAACTCAAGGGCTAATGCTTCTACAATGGCTCGCCTACGCGTGGTATGTTTCCTTGCTAGTGCTGTTTCCATTATCTTACGTTAACTCCAAATTTAGTACCTACTATTCCTTGTGCGACTTCTCTTAATGTTCCTTTAATTAATTTTTCAGGATTTCTTTGAGGAGTATATTTATCTCCTCCTGGAGCAAATGTTTCATATGGGTTATTCATATAACTTGCTTGAATCATTGTATTTCCTCCCCTCGGTCCCTGTGTTACATTATCTACTCTTACTGAATTTGCAAATCTACCTGTTCTATAGTTTAGTGCAGGACTTGTCATATTTTTTGCAATTGCTACTGGTAAAAGTTCATTAAGCATATTTCTTAATGCTAAAGGGCTTGTTCCTGCTTTACTAGATACTCTAGTTCCAGCTTTGCCTTTTGCTCGTTTTACTCCTCTTCCTGCTCTGCCTGTACGAGTTCCTTTACTACTTTTACTTTTTACGCTTCCTTTAGTATTTTTTCTACCTATATCTTTTTGTGCATCTGCTAAAAGTTTTTTATTTACTTTTAGTCTCATATCTGCTTTAACTGTATGTGGAAACAAATTATCTATTATAGTTTTTGGAACAATAGTATTTGTTTTTTGAACAAAACTTCTTGAACCGTCTAATAAACCATATTCTTTATAGGTATCTCTACTTGACCCCACCTCTTTTAGAAAACCATCTTCAATTATTTTTATTGCGTTTCGTAAAGGAGCTCCTGAATCATATAATTGCATTTTACTATTATATGCAGCATCTCCATACTCTGCTTGTATTGTTATGTTTCTATCTAATCCTTTAGTATCAAAATCTTGTGCATCTTTAATTATATATTTACTTTTTATTGGATTTATAATATGTTGTTTAAACGCATCCATAGTACCTTGATGCTCTTTAGCTGGAAATTGCCGTTGCAAATCATCCATTATTGATTCCATTTCAGCATCAAAATTTTCTGTAAGAGCTAAACCTGCTATTGTAGTTTGAGCTCCTGGTTTGCTTAAAACTCCATGAGAGGATAGTCCTGGATGTTTAGTTTTATATCCTCTTTCATTAACTCCTCTATGCTGACTAATAGTTCTTCTCATGTAACCTATAGCTTTATAATATAACTCTTGCATTGCTGCATTTACAAGTTTTTGTTCCGATCCTTTACTAGTAGTTTTTGTTTCTGCGAATAAACCAGTAGATAAATGAATTTCTGTTCTTGTATTTGTGCCCTGTACATGTACTCTTCCTACTCCAAATTGCTTATCCATTTCAACTTGAACATTTTGTACGTTATAAACATCACTAAATAAATTACTAGCTAGACGTCTATATGTCATACTATCTAATGGAGGATATCCTTTCTTACTTCTTGCTTCTATTACTCCATTTAAAATTATATTAGTAGTAGTAACTTTATTTATGTAAATTTCATGTTTATAAGTTCTATTAGCTTCGTTTCTCATCAAGTCTATCATTAACTTGTTTAATTTATTATCAAGCCAGCTTTCAACGGCAGATATCATATTATAACTCTATATAAATCAAGTACTCTTTTTATATGGTCTGGAAAGTCTGAATTATCTCTAATTCCAGAAGTTCCTTGGTTTTGCACTTGTGCTCCCCCTAATGTTCTTCTTTCTTTATGTTCGTCTTTCATATAGTAGTTAATTAAATCAAATAAAGCCAGTTGTAAATCTTTTGGAGTTGTAGCATATCCAGCAGTATATGTTATTTTTACTGCTCCTACTCCTCTTGCCCAAGGTCTAGGTAGTCCTTGTATATTTGTTCTGATTACTGCATCGCTTTCTGTATCTACATAATATTCATAGTTTCCTGTTGTAAGTTCTTGATAAGCTTCCGAATAAGTTGTTCTTTCTTCAACTTTACTAACGGATACTAAAGGACTTTCACTTAAAACTAGAGTAGTACTATTTTCATCATTAATACTAAATGTTTCTACTTTACTTGTACTAAAATAGTCTAGGAATGATATTCCACAATACTTTTTAACTAAATCAGATACCTGAGGTACTATAACAGCTAAACGATCGTCGTCCTTCTCCCCTCGAAGGCCTTCTGCGTCTTTATATTCTGATACTGTTATTAAGTCTGCCATAGTTAAAAAGGGTGGGTTATAGGTAACCCACCAAAAACCGTATTTTAGGTATTAAGCACCTTTATAAGCAAATGCCCACTTAGAAGTTGCACCGTCAATTAAGTCAGTGAATCCTAATCTCTGAGAAGCCACTAGGACTCTTCTTTGATTAGCTACTTCGTAGTCAGATTCTATAGTAACGCCTCTTAATCTTGGCATTACATAGTTTCTTGGGTATACTGCGATAGCACCATAGATACCAGCTGCTTTAGTAGCAAATTCATCACACATGAGTACTCTTGATCCAAATACTTGTCCAATTTCTCCATTTAGCTTAGTAGCCATGTCGCCAACTAGGTTAGCGTCTTGGAACTCAGCATCTTCTAGTAAGTTATAATACACATCTTGTGATACGATATATACAACTTCTGAAGGGTTGATTCCATATTTACCCATATTCTTTCTCATTCCGAGTAAGTCTGCTGCAGTAACTGCGTCAGTTGCTGCGAAACCTGATGCACCGTCTGAAGTTTCGTGGTTATCGCCGTCAGCCATGTTTAATAGCCCAGCAAATGCACCTGAAGTGTAAACACCATTATCGTGATTACCTGCTAAGATTGCATTTTCGATACCTCTTGCGTGTGATCTAACCATTGACTCTCTAATTAAAGGAAGAATTGGTAAGATTGCATCTTCTTCAGTCTCATTACCTAAGTATGATTGTGAAATAAGTTTTACTGTAGAAAGAGTTCTTTCTGTTAAGTCAACTCCACCATATGGTGAACCTAAAGAGTCTCCTCTTTGGGCTAAGTTACCATGTGGGCTTGAGCCTGAAGCTGTTTGAGCTGAAGCAAATTCAGCATAACCGCTATCTGGCATGATTGGAATAATCATATTAGCTGAAGTCATAGCAATTTCTCTAAATAGAGGTGCTAGTACTAGCTCATTTTGAATATCTCTTTCAATATTTGTTGAAACGACTTGTTCAAAATCTGCTGATGAAACGCCAACACCACTATGTGCGTTGATTTTTTCCATTAATGATTTTGACATATCATTGTCCCATCCTTTACCAGTAGCTAAACCAGCAAATTTTGCATCAATAATATCGTTTTCAAAGTCTTTTTTCCAGTCGCCATTACCTCTGTCAGCAAAATGTCTTTTAGACTCACGAATATTCATGATTTCTTCAGATTTCTCTGCAAGTTGCTTTTCTAGGCTATCGACTACTGTTTTTAAGTCTTCGTTCTTTTCGTTAACTCTAGCTTCTAGGTCATTCATTAGCTTTTCAGCTCCTGTTAAACCAGCTTGAACTATAGTTTTTGTTTCTTCCTGTTTCACTTCTTGAGCAGCTTTTTCTGCAGCTTCAACAGAAGATTTCTCTTCCATTTCTTTCTGCTCTTTAGCTTTTTGCTCGGCTTGTTTCATAGCGATAGAAGTTGCAGTTTTTTCTGCTACTTCTTTAGCAAATGATTCAAGGTCAAAAGCGACTTCAGGAGATTTTTTTTCTTCTGACATATCAGTCTCCGTTGATGAGGATTTCTCCTCGCTTGGCTGCTCAATTTTAACAGCGTCTGCTGCTGCGGTTGAGTTAGCCTGTAAAATTTCTTTTTGGTAACTTCTGTATTCTTCCATACTATCAAATGACTTTGCTAGTCCAAAAGTTGCCCCTTGGTTGCAAGGTACAGATACTACAGAAACTTCAAAAAGTTCCGCATCTTTTATTTTGTATCCATCGGTTTCGGTCATATATTCAGAATCTTTACATCTGAATCCGACTGAAAATGCTCCGAGAACACCATCTTTAACTAATTGAGTAATATCGCCGGCTGCTTTAGATATCTTTGCAGATATTTCTAGTCCAGTATCGGTCACTTCTAAACCAGTGGCTCTGCCAATTGGTTTATTATAGTCATGATTGAAAAGAATAATTGGATTACCTTTAAAGTTTTCCAATCCGCCTTTCATCCATGCTTCGCTTTCGATAATATCTCCAGCTCTGTCTAGTCCGTTTGTACTTGCAGAACCTTTTATATTAATTCCACCATCATCAGTTTCACCCAATGATTTAAAAGTGCTAGTCCATTGATATATCTTTTCGTTATTTTTTGACATCTTTAACTTCCTTTTTAGTAGATACTTTTTTAGGAGTCACTTTTTTAGGTGCTTCCTTCACTACTACTTGGACAGGATATCTTTTTTTAACAACGCCTAATACTCTGTTCCAAGATCCAAATGCTCTTCTAAGCATAAAATCTTTTACAGGTACATCATTGCCAAAACTTTTATATGTGACTAAATCCATTGTTTCAACGCCTTTTGACGCTATAAAATCGGATAAAGCCTTTGTCATCATATCTTTTGTCATAATTATTATTCCTCGCTTGGTGGGGTCTCTTGTGGTCTACCACCTTCTTCTGGGTTGACGGCTGAACCTGCGATATTTGCAGGAACTCTTGGTTGATCAAACCCTTCAACTGCTTCAAGTCTTAATGCCTCCCTTGCTTCATTCGGTGTCATAATACCTGTGTTAACAAGTGTAGCATAATAAGCTGCTTGGTCTCTTAACTCAGGCTGAAGAGCAGGTACATTACTTACATCTTCATCTAGTTTAAACCCGAAATATCTCTCGAAAGCATACCTAATTTTATTAGTAATTGGTAGTATGGTTTCTAAATAATATAATCGATGATTTGGTCTAATGTTTGCATTATTACCACTATCCATCAAAATTGGTGGAACACCCATTGCTTCTAAAATTATCTTTTCATTATTTGCAATAGCTTCTTGGAAGTCTAAATCTTTGAAATTGACTTCTGTTAAGTTTTCCACACTTAGACCACCATCCAAAAATAATGGTCTTCTACCACCGGAGGATGGGTTATATCTAGCAACCCATGCTTGTAACATTCTTTCTTTAATTTTCTCAGAAAGAGTGTTTGGTGATTTTAGTACCAATCCTGGTACTGCTCCGTTTTTAAAGAAGTTATCCTGGAACTTTCTCATGTTTGCAAGTAATTGCATTGTTCTGAAAGCTGGTTTAAGTCTAGGAACTCCTCTATAAATAGAGTTAAAACTATTTTCTTTAATATGTATGATTTCTGAAGGCTTATAATCTATACTGTGGTCATAAGTAAACTTTTCAATATAAGTTTTTTCATCACTATGTATAGTTATATGTTCCGCTGGAAGATGATAAAGATGTCTACCATCAAAATAAACAAATATATTTCCATCAATCAGTAAATCTATCAAAAGATTTCTTTTAAATGTGCTTACATCTTGAAATGGGTTTGGTTCTTTGTTTAAAAGTAAGTCTACTCTTGTTCTTCTTATTTCCTTTTTTATAGGAGATATGCCTACAATTTTTTCTCCAACATCATAAGGTATTTCAGCAGAGTCATCCACAATCATGTTGACTGCTCTATTTACTACTTCTAATGTTTCGTATGCCTGTCTATAGTTATTAACCTGCTCACGAGAATCAATAGTAAGGCC